TATCTATCAGACCCAGAAAACGAGATAGACTATGCTCCAGAGATCTTCGACTTCTTAGCCGATTAACCTCAGCTATTTAAAAATATTCTTTTTATTTTATTGCTATATAAAATATTATTTTTATATTTGCAATGTGATAAGAAATTAATTCATTTATAAACATTTTTAATATAGACGTTATGAAAAAGAATGAAAACAAGGTTGCTAACCTTATCGGTAACAAAGTTGCTCAACAATTAGAAGGAATTAAGGATGCTACATCCAAGTCTAAAACTACTAAGGCCCAGGGAACTAAAAAGACTAAGGCTCAATTGGTAGAAGAATCCCAGGAAGCTGCCAAGAAATTTGCAGGTGCCAAATTGGTTCAGGTTACTCCGGAAGAACCCAAACCAACAAAGAAAACCTCTAAAAAAGCAGAGGTAGTAAAAGATGTTGAAAAACAACAGAAACCCTCCATCATAGAAAAGGTAATCTCCAACCGGGAAGTAAAATATGTATACCCAGAGGATGTAACCGATACACTGGCCCGGAAGAAATGGAGACAACAAACTCGCAATGAACTCCACAGACTTGAACGGGAAATGTTCCGTATCAAGGACCAAAACTCCAAAGAATACAAGAAAGCTGCCAAGGCATATGAGGACTTCAGGAATAAAGTCCTTAAGCCAGAACAAGTTGCTTGATTTTACCTTTCAGGGAAGGTACCCAATATCAGAGTACCTTCCTCATTGTATTAACCTTCTAAAGGTATAAAAATGGATTACACTATATTCTCCGCAAAGGAGATGTTAAAGCAAGACAAGGAGTTGGTGGAGTTGCATAAGAGATGCGTTAAAACCTACTTAGTTCAACGTTCACTTAAACATAGGAAGATTAAGAAGTTCTTTATTGTATACGATTGGTATATTAACACTAGTAACATAAGAAACTTCTTTTTCAGGCCTGTTCCCATATTTGTGCAGGCATTACTCTTGGGACAATTAGACGAAATATCGGATTATGTAAATAAAGATGGTTATGGTAAGAAACATAAGAAAAGAAGAAATAGAAAAAGTTGAGGTAGCTTATATCAAAGGTAAGTATGCTTATAAAACCCAATACAATGTAATTAGTGGGAAGAAGCATGAGATACTTTATGCAGGACCAGTTAATGCTTTGCAACCTGCACTAGAAAATATTCTGATGCTGGTTAGAAATCCAACCAGAAGAATCTGTACAGATTCTAGAAAGACACTAAGGAAACTTGAGGAAAAGGCAACTAACCTAAATAACTTCAAGGACCAAGGTATAACCCATATAATAATCTACATATGTTCACGAATATAGTCAAAGACCTATATATAGGCAAATCGAAACTGATAATAAAATGTAATCAAAAGGAATTACCTCAAACCACTTTAGTAATGGATGTATTACGACCTACAGGTTTTACTGGTAATATGCCCGATTATGGTACTTATGGTAATTTACTTGCTACTGGTGAGTTTGAAATAACTCCCATGATGCCCAAACATAGGCTTTATGTTACGGGTATACCGAAAGGAGCAATTCTTGATAATTTTCGGATTAGGAGGGTTTATTGGTCTTCATACTATGAAGATAATATAAGAGGGTATTTATTTCAAATAACCGATGAATACCCCAAGTTAATAATCGCAAAATGAATTATATGGAAGCAATAGATTACGTAAAGTTATTTAAACTCGACCAAGAGAATTACGATTTTAAAAGGGAAGAGTTTATTTCCGAATTGGGTAAAGAGTTTCTAGATTATTGCCAAACTACCACAATAGGCATTAATCCTAAGACTCATAAATTATATTATTATAGGTTTAGGGAAATTGTTAAGAATTTCGAAAGTAAATTCTGGGCAATATCTAAGCTCAAGGTAGGTGAAGGATTTACACAGAACCTATGGAATGCTTTCTTTGCTACTCAGGTAGTACCTTTAAGAGCAAAGATGTTCCCAGATATACAACAGTTCATTGAAAAAAGGAAGAAGGAATACCTCAATGAACAAGACAAAAAACAATCTACCTATAAAAAAGGAAATCATGGCAAAGGAAATCCTAGACCTTCACGGCAATAAATTTATTGCCAAGGATTGGAAACTTTGCCTTAGTATTCCGATAGGCAAATGTGATAAATTAATTTTCACCAGGGATTATGTCTCTGGTGATTCTTTTAATTTGGCAGTGAAAAGGAAAACCTATAAGGCATATTTCTATAACCTTAGTATTAATTGCTATGTATGTTATAAGTTAGAGCTAGTAGGATATGATGAATCTAAAGATATAAGAAAGGCTTATTTATATGGCAAAAGAAGATAAGATAACAAGATTCCCTCGTCCTATGGGTACTACTGCAATGGCTTTAGAATACCAGAAGACACATGAAGAGGAAGCATTGATTAAGGTACAGAATTACCTTATTAATCAATGGTTAATGGGTAATGGTGTTTTGTGTGGAGTAACCTATGATATCAATTCATTCTCTAATAGACTAGGGATTGATATAGAATATGTACGAGTATTCATGAGAGACAGATTATTGTCTTCTAGAATATGGGATAAAGATAAACAGGAAGAATTACTTAACGCGTTATTGGGAGAACAACTAGCATGGGCATTAGAGGATAGAATGGAGATATCTCACCAGTTGCAAATCTTAAGAGATTCCCAAGGAGGTAAATATACTCCTTTCATTTCGTCCGAGGTTAATAAGACATTGAAGCTTAAGTTGGAATCTTCTACATCATTACAATCAATCATTCGTAATCTTACTGGAGGCAATACAACTAATATCTTCAATCAGTTCAATCAACAGAATAATCTCAATGCTGAGAATACTATCTCGATAGAGGAAGCAAGAACTATCGTATTAGAATCTCAAAAGGTACTTACTAAAACTGAAGAAGCAAAACTCTTAGAGGACAAATACGATATCAATTCATTGCCTGAAGTAGTTGCAACTAAGCAAGAGGGAGTAGATACGTCCAAGGAGGGCCTTAATCTTAACAAGAAAGAACTCAATCAAATCACAGATAACTATAAGGCTGCTATGGAAATATCCTCTAAAGAACACCATGAATTGCGTAGGGAGATTGAAATGAGGATTGATACCGATTCTTATGACCCAGAGATGGATAGGTACTTAGAGGATGATGAAATACTAGAAGCAGAAGAAGATACATCCCTTGCTGCATCATTCCTAAACAAAAGAAAATAACTTAGAGGCTACCTATTAATGGTGGCCTCAGTTGTGTATATACGGATTTGCATATTAAATTTAAAAGTATTATATTTGCATATCAATTTTAAAAATAGACAAATATATGGAAACATTAGACCCCGAATGTAAAAAGACCAAGATTAAGAACATCAATCAAGGTACTTACTTTAAACTTAAACCCACTACTACTGCACCAGTATGGGTAAGAGGAGAATATGAACGCTCATTAGGCAAATATTCTTGCTTTAAATTCGATGATACCAACCATGAGAAATTCATGAAAGGTTCTCAGGACGTATATATTAACTTTACATTTTAACACATGTTCAACTTATTCAGAAAGAAAAAGAAAATCAGAGTAATTAAAAGCCGCAGACTTATTACTCTACAAAAGTTAGAAGGTATGGAAGATACCTTTAACATTGCCATGCACTTTGAGTTAGAAGATTTTCATTCAAGAGTTCAAACGATACTCAATGAACTTCATATATATGATGACCGGGTATATGTTAATGCGTACAAAGAATACCAAGACCATTACAAGGTATATGATAGAGTACCAGACTTATTGCTCTATAAAATACCAGTATTATTTGCTAATTCATACCCGGGAATTGAGGCACAGACAGATAAAGACTTTGCTTACCAATTCTACATTCCAGATATGTCTTACTATGAGGCTCTACCAAAAGAGTTTAGATTGAATGAGGAGATTGAGGATAATTTTAAATCTATGTATTCAAAGGTATATCCATATTTACCAGATAGTAAGGTATCAGTAAATGAATACGTAGATATTATCCGGTTTAATTATTGCAAGAACTGGGATGTACTTTGGAATAATCCTCAATCAATCGGAAACTACTTTGATGAATGTATGGATATCATTATGTCATTTGTAGATGAAGATTGCCTGGTAGTAGTAAGTAATATCCTTGAAAGATGTGCTGAAGAACTCAAAGAGAAATTACGAACCCTTAAAAATAACAAAGATGAACAAGTTTAGATTCAAGGTATCTACCATGTTAGAACAGGTAGAGGACGATTACATTAAATTCGTGGGAGATAACTATGGTGTAAACCGGGATGAGTTCCTTAAAGACTTCAAGGCTAAACTTAATCTTGAAAGTCATCATGTATCTACAGTACATGCAGAATTACTTGAATACGAACCAAATCGTATCATCATTCAGACCTCTAAGTATAATACCATATCAAGGGAATACAAAGACCATTACCTTTGGGTATTTACTAATAAGGGAGACAGAAAGTACGATTGGGACTTAAACAGATTCCGGGCTCTGCCTCAGTAATTTAAAGATAGATTATTAATTTGTTTGCAGATTGAAATATTATTTTTATATTTGTACATGAATTAATAATCTATCAAAATTTTATAACTATGCAAACCAAGTATTACTTATCATTCGAACAAGTTGGAATCATTAGACGTATTCCACTTAAGGAACAGGACCCAGATATGCAGGGAATCTTAGATGCCTTTATCAAAGCCTTCAGAATCGCTAACGAATTGGGAGATGAGGAAGAAGTTACTACTCCAGACTTAATCAATGCTCTTCAACACTGTGATACTATCTACATTGATACAGTAGAAATCTACGAAGAAGGATTCGAAATGATTGAACAAAAGGTTCCTCTTGGAGATGCAGGCCAATGCGTAAGGACTCTCATACAGATTATCAATTACGAGGAGGCTTTTGACATATCTGCTGACAACCTGGCTCGAGAACTAAGAACCAGTATGAAATTTCATTGGAGACAACTCAACCCAGGTAGTTCAGAACCTGACCCAGCTTTCGTAAAACAATTTACCGAAGAAGTTATTGACAAACTTCGAAGAAAACTTTAATCGAACTTCTTAAAGGGCAGTCTAACCCACTGCCTTTTCTTGTGTGTAGAACCTCAGCTATTATAAAATAAAAGTAAGAATATAGTAATATTTAAAATAAAATTCTTATATTTGTAGTGTAATAATTAAACAATAAAAATATGAAAACAACAGCATCCAAATCCTCTATCCAGAACCTGGAAGAGGTACTTCAAAGGTTTATCAATAACAAAAACACTTTCTCTCTTACAGAGGAGGAAAATGAAATGCTAAAGGAAAACCTATTTGAACTACTCAGTAAGGTATACGATAACTACCAACTAGCTTGCATCGATATCAATCAAATCTGGGTATATGAAACTTGCTACTATACTTTCACATTCGAAAGCTTGGTAACAGTAGACAGACTAAGAGAAAATATCATTGCTACTGGCTGCGTACGATTTATGCAAAACTTTACCGATGGTGATGGACAATTTATATCATTCACCAAGCTAGACAGAAACAATTGGATTTATCAACTTAACTTCAGAATATCATGAATGAACAAGAATTAAAAGAACTTGCCTTACAATTGCATAAGGCACAGATACAAGAATATCCCTGGGTCTCAGCAGACCCAGGAGATGCTGAATCCTACATTAGGACTTATGGGGATACTAACGTACACTTGTACTACGATTATTTACTTGCTAACAACATAGGAGAAGTAGAAGAATGAAAATCAGAGCTATTTTAGAAACAGAAACAATGGACCCTGACTTCAAGGAGTCATTTTTAAACGGAATGCCCTTTGACATTACCGAGTCAACATTTGATAGAATCGTACGCTATGCTTCTGGATGTACCGATGTTCAACAACCAGATGTAATTGCTATGGTCATTCAACACTCTTTAGATAACCGTAAGGAGTTATCAGAATTACTAAATACATGTAATCATACTACACAAATGAGAGTACTCATACCAGTACCAATCTCTTCAATTACCTTTATCAATCAGTACCAAAATACTCTTAAAAAGGCATTAAAGGAGAGAATCAAAGGAACACTGGATGGCCTATCAAAAGAACAACGTGCAGAACTCCTTAATGAGGTACTTAATGAAACTCTAAGTGAGGGTTCTCTTAACGACGATTAACCAGTTGTTTTCATATCTATCCCAGAGGCAGGACTCTAACCTAACTAAGAGCCTGCCTCTACCTCAGTTATATTTGCATATTATTATTTTATTTCTTATCTTTGTAGTGAGAAATAAAATATATTTATTCATTTTAAAATAGACAACAACATGGTTAATCTTTACAAACTCACCAACTTACTTGAATCTGGGATGACAATATTCCAGCTCAATCAATGGAAAAACGAAGGTATCTGGTATCCAATTACTCAATACAAAAAGCCTTCAAACGAAATTGAGGTAGTCACCAACCTATTTATCCCAATCGATACGGAAACACAACGTTATCACATTCAATTAACTGCTAACTATGATGCTAGCGAAATGGATGAATGGAAACGATTCCTAGAGGATAACCAATGGAAGCTATACCCATTACTCAAAAACATCATGGATGTATTCTTGCCACATTCAGATTATGGATATCGAATCTTATATACCTTATACCCGGAAGGATTCATATCAGTACTTGCTGAAGAATTACCTGCTGAACCATACATACCCTTGAATCAACAAATTAAATCAGAGGAGGACTAACTATGACACCATCAAAGACTTATCTTAAATTCCAAGAGACAAGGTCTAAAGAGGACCTTGATACTCTTAATGGGTATTTACTCAGACTGCAACAAATCTCGGTTATCCTAAATGGAGATACAGAACTTTCCAATGAGGAAGAGAACAAACTATATGACGAAGACGAAACCCTAACAGACAAAGTCTTACGATTATTATTTGGAGATACATTCTTTACCTTCATTGCCGAATACAACCTCGATGGATACGATTCCTGGGAGGATACTATCGAGGACCTAATCGAGGACTTATGTACAACCTATCAGGAATTACATGAAGCCTAATATTATACTTATCTTAGTCATGGGAGGAATTATCCTAATAATGGGTGCATCCTCCCATCCTACTAGTAAAGAACCTTTAACTTATGAGAATACTCATTGCTTAATATTAATAATATGCTAGAACAGTCTAAATTCTTAGTATCCTTCGATTGTCAAAACGAAAAATTCTGTGAGGAACTTATAATCACTTACAGAACTGAAGAACTAAGGCCATATCTAATATTCCCAAGGGTAAAACTAAATCCTAACCACCTTCATGTATATCATACTAAAAGGATAATCTCAGAACTTATAGGTATGCCATACTCTTCCATCGAAATAGTTGACCTTATAAGGCTCCAGTAAGTAATTGGGGTTATTGCATATTTAAAATATTATTCTTATATTTGCATAAACATTTAAAAATAGACGTTATGAATAAAGAAAGTAAATTAATCGAATTATTTAAAAAATACCCAGAGTATAACCAAGAACTAAAACATTACGGAAAATGAAACTAAAAATCACAACCTTAGTAATCGTAGAAGAGGGCCAAGTCCAAGACATCTACCATTCATTAAACGATAACCAAGACAAGGCTTATGAGGAAATCATAAACCAGGTAAATGCTGAATACGGAGACGGAGGAGTATTACAATTCTATTCTCTACAGGGTATCAAGGAATACTTCGAAATCGTACATATCCAAACCCAAGAACTAACATCAATAGGATTCAAAACCGCAATATTAGACCTATGAAAAAGAAATCCAAGAACCAAGTATACATACCTCACCAGGATAAATGGAATGAACATTTTCCTACTCCAGGTAAACCAAACCCCAATTACTACACGGACTCAGGTGCAACCTTCAACAAGCACCTACGTACCCAAAACAAATTAAAACAGAAAAGGAAATGAAAACCCTACTACTAATCCCAGTAATCCTATATACCTGGTTATCATTAACCTACAGGGATAAGATATACCATCAAATAAAGTACCCCACCAACAAACAAAAATACATATACATAACCCTACAGAGCCTACAGATAATCCTACTAATCCTATTAGAGACCTTAATCCTAAGGATGCCAACCTACTAACCCACCCACCCCCAACAAAACAAATAACCAAATAATATACATAAAGCCCAGTATGAACATATAATACAAAATCATACTGGGCCTAACTATGTAACCTTATCTAAGATACATATAACCTTCAACCTAATATAATACTAATCAATATACATAATACAATCTGGGGATCGCCGGGGGTCGGAAAAATTTGAGGTAGGGGATCTGGCAGAGGCTTTCTACTATACAGCCACCATACTATAGAGCTATCTAACACATCAGTCTCAAGGTCCTAAGGCTATATAACCAATTGCCTAAAAGGCACCTAATAATGGCCCATTTGGGTACCTAAATCCGATAAATCCTAGACCCCTAATGGCCGCTTTTTATATAAAATTAGGTACCTTTTTTGTCGGATTGGGGCCCCTAAATTTAATAAATCCGAGGTAATTTTAGGCCATTCAAGGTACCTAAAAACTAGTAACTATGTTATTAATGGCCCTTGTAATTAGTTAAAAAGAAACTTTAGATTGCTAGAAGAGATACTTCTTTTGAGAGAGTATTGATAGAGAGATACGTAATATTAGTATTAGAGCTATAGTACATTATCCATTAATGGCTTCAGTAGGATTTATAAAAATTGATTAGGATTTTGCTATATTATTTATTATTCTTATATTTGCAATGTGATAATAAACAAGAATATTAATTTTTAAATCCTATATCCTATGCGTAGTATTAAACCCAACTTAGTTAAAACTTGGTTCACTAAAAACCAGGCAATCCTAAACATTGATTCTCAGGTAGATGAGAAAGGAGTTCTTGAGTATCTTTCCTTCCTAATAGACGAAGGATATCTACACATCCCAGAATTTACCTTCAAGGCATATAATTGCTCAGAACTAGCTCCCGGTCGTATAGTACATAATTTCTATTATGAACTTTCTAATAGAACTCTTACAGGAGCCCAAATAAACTCTATACTTGCAGAATGTCCTTTACTATTCGATGATGGTTCTCAACCTAAGCCTGCCTATACCGCTTATCTGGGTTCATTATACATTACCCTTATTGCAGAAGCCTAATCGCTAACTTAGGTACACCTTAAGCCCATGCCTATCTAAGGTACTGGGCTTTTTCTTAAGCCTTTCTATGTAGGCCATCATGGGACTTACTAAGGCTTACCATAGGCTTAACTACAGACCTATAGGCCATAGTACTCTATAGACTCCATGGATGGCCCTGGGCATTATAGGATTACCTGCTAGTCACCTAATGGCCTATTGGTATAAATAATATACAGATAATAACTACCGGACTGTATGGGGCCTCCAAATTTCTAAAGTGGTACCTATACCAACCCCTTCTATATCCTACCTTATATCCATCAATATACCCCTATTACCTACCCACAACCATGCCCCCAATTCAAACCCCTAAAACCTACTTGCAAATTTTTCATACGAAATTATTAAAAATTATTTTTAAAATATTTCTCGAAAATTTTTCTATAAATGTTTTGCAGATTAAAATATATTTTTTATCTTTGTATTGTTGAAAAAGCAAAGAGATATTTAAAATTTTGATTAACTATTTTTAAAGAAAAAATTCTCTGAAAATTTTGCTAATTAAAATATAAATTGTATCTTTGTAATGTAATCAAAAAGCGATATATGACATATTGAAACAATATAAAATTAATTTATTCCTTTTCTCTTTTTCTTATAAATCATTTAGTTTTATAGAGAAAAGGATATAATAAAATAAACTTAAAAACTAAATGTAATTTTATTATGGAAGAATTAAAAAATGTAGTAGTAGAAAAAGAAGTTGCTAACAACAAAGTAAACAAAGTTAGTGCAAATAAAGCAAAAGCGCAAGCAAAAGCAAATAGCACTATTAAATTATCAGTTGATAGTATTTTTAAAAGTCTAAATGAAAAAACAAACGGACTTTTAAAAACTTCTTTAGGAAAGAAAACAGAAATTTATGTTGAATCTCTGTTTTCTGAATTGAACGAAAAGCAAAAAAAAGCATATCGAAAAAAGTTAAGAAATACAACTTTTTCTTTGCTTGATTCGATTTGCAAAGCAAAAGAAGAAAAGAAACAAAATGAATTAAAAACACTTGTTTCAGCTTTCAACGATTTTTATAAGCAAGTTTATAAAATTCATGATTTTTCTTTTGCTTCTATTGCAAGCGAAAATACAAAGGACACAAAAAAAGAAGTTCTTACAAAAGGTTTGAATATTGTTAAGAATTTCAAGTAACTAACTACAAAGGGAAAGATTTAATCTTTCCCTTTTTAAAATTTTAAAGATATGAACAAAGAACTATTAAAGAAATTTTTAAATCATTCGATTTCTAAGAGTGACGGAAAGATAAATATTTCTATTTTAGATATGCAAAGCGAGTCTTTGCAAGACGAAGAAGAAACAGAAAAGCGTTTAAATGAAACGTTTGAAACATTAGATAAAATGCTTTTGCAAGACGGACACAAAAAAATAATTGAATCAGATTATTATAATATCTATTCAAGAAAAGACGATAGTAGCGAATTATTTGCTTTACAAAACAAAGATACATGTGTTACTTTGATTGAATTAATTTAAAATTGAAAGGGACAAATAAAAATGTTTGTCCCTTACTTTTTATTTTTGAATGTTAAATTTAACGTAACCGTTCGGCCCTTTTAGTACCAGGAAATTTTAGGCTTTCGTGATAAAGGCATACCAAGACACCACAACCACACATGCACACACAAAGAAGCCAGAGACCTAATATCCCTGGCAACTTATTAAGGTATACTATTGATTAGAACCTTAGTCCTATCTTTCCCAAGAACCCCTTTCCTCCTACCACCCTTCTTCTCATAAAAGAAAACATAATACAATTGAAGATTAGGCAACCACCATCTCTTAACTTCACCATCTTCATAAAAGAACCTTTCAATGCAAATCATATCCGACTTGGTAATCCAAATCTGATACCAAATCCTATTGCCTTCAGAACACCTTAGGATTCTCTTATTAGGTTTATCACTTATCACTTTAACCTTCACCATAATCAAGGGTATATTTTAGGTTCTTCAAAGGTAAGAGAAGGGAGCTCTGGTTCTCCCTCTCCTTTTAATTCTCTCTAAATCCTCCAAGGCACACTCTAGTATTTTAATACGGTTATTATTATATGCTTTACTGGTGGGGAACCAAAATCCTGTTTTCAACAAAGGTTCATAACCCCTCAATTTCTCTAAAGGTACCTTATACCATGACTTACTATCAACGGTTAACCCATATCCTAAAATTAAGATATCAGGAGTACAATAAGTGAAGTATACATCGGTAAGGTTAAACCTTTGTGGAGTAAACCAGGGTCTGATTACCTCTCTCCATAAGTATGTACCATCATTAGAAAGATTGAACTCTATATTAATGGTTCTACTCACCTCTATCAAGTCAACACATAATCCTCCTGGAGAATTTGGTATATTAATCCTTCTATCCCGAACTGTCTCAAGGACATTCTTTACTGGTAAGTAATAATTTCTTATCCTTTCTTCGATTACCTTATTCTCTTTGGAATTATAATCGATTGCAGTGAACGTAGGCTTTTCCATCCTTCTCTAATTTTCTTTCAAACCATTGGCAGGTAATACACTTTGGACTTCCTACCATTATCTGTACTTCTCCTTTAATTACTGGACATGGGTTGGTAAGTTTCTTTTGCCTACCTACCTTCTTCGTCGTTATTTCTCTGTTCATAGTTATTAAAATATGTGATTAGTAAATATATCGGAAATAGAGGCATGATTAACCAGATAGTTAGGAAAAAGAACCCCACCCTTTTCATTGGGTGGGATGAGGTAATTACTCTGGTCATAAACCATGCAGGTATAAAACATATGGCATATATAATGCCTAAGATTATCCAGGTTATCATTGTTCAAAGTACTTATTTACGATTTTGGATATCTTCTTATCTAACTCTACTATTAGTTCGCTGAACTCTTTGTCCTTCATATCTTTTATCTTGGCTTCAATAAATTCCAGATTCCTCTTAATTGAGAAATAAGATTTGAAGGCTTGGTAATCCAATTCGGATTTATCTGTTAGAGGTAATATCATACTTGATTTACCATCTAACCTTGTATAGAATCCATCGGGTCCGATAGTTCTTGATACTTTTACCTTATTGCTCAGTACTGCAAACCCACCTTTCTTATCTATGGATTCTACGATTACTTTCTCCATAAGAGTTTTGCCGTCAGAGAAAATGACTTCTTCACCCTCCTTTAGCTTTTTGGTTTCTTTGTTCTTTTTCATATCTTTATTATTAAATTGTTTATGCAAATATACAAAATTAATCTGATTTAATACAATTATCAATAAGAATTTTTAAATCTGCTGCGGTAAAGGATTTCCGGTTAAGTAAGTCGTCTAGTTGTTCTGGAGTTAGGATTATACCATTTGGAGTAAAAAGTTCTCTTAAGTGTGCCGGAATTATTCCCTGGAATCCCCAATTATTATACGAACCAATGTATACTTTATCTTTTACCATTGCAGCAATATATTTCTTGGTTGAACCTAATGACTCTCTTCTAAAGGTAGCGACTTCTAACCAAATCTTATTTAAGTGAATAGAATAATGCTGAAAATAAGGTGTAACCAAGGGAATCATTTCGTAATTAGAATCCTCTATCAGAGTTTTATCCGATTCAATAATTCTATGCCAAAAAGCACATCGAAAACAAAGTTGTTTTTCCTTCATTAACTGAGGTACTGTTTTGGCTAAATCGTAATCATCCAAATCTAATGGTGAATTACATAGGTGACATGTGAGTTTCTCTTCCATATTATTATAAATTTTATATAAGATAATAGAACTCCTAACTATCATCCAGATAAGGTATACGCAATACTTTCTTTTCTTTAATGAACTTTAAAATATAACGTTATGGATAAGTTAACTAATGAAATGATTGTGGCTCTGGCCAATGATTTAGGACTAGAGCCAGCTCTTCTCAAAGCAGTACAACTGGTTGAAGCAGCAGGTAGAGATGGATTTTTAGTAGATGGTAGACCTCAAATATTGTTTGAAGGTCATATTATGTACAAAGAAATCAAAAACAAGTTCGGTTTAGACAAGTCAGTAGCCGCTCAAAAGAGTTATCCTACGATTTGTTTCCCAAAATGGGATAAATCAAAGTACTTGGGAGGAGCAAATGAGTACAAAAGACTCGAAATTGCCAAGAAAATCGACGAAGAATGTGCTTTGAAGTCAGCTTCTTGGGGAATGTTTCAGATTATGGGCTTCAATCACCTCTATTGTGGCTGTAAAGACGTCTTCGAATTCGTGAAAAAGATGCAGGAATCTCATGAAAGTCAGTTAAAACTCATGTATTACTACATGAATAATACCAGTTGCTTGAAAAATCTGAAGGAACATGACTGGGCAGGCTTTGCTCGGAAGTATAATGGCCCTGGTTATGCTGAAAATGCCTATGACCAGAAGTTAAAAAACGCTTACGAAAACTTTAAAAACAAGATATAATGAAGGTAATCTACAACAAATTCATCCCATTTAAGGGATACAAGGCAATGAACTTATTCGGAATTGTCTTTGTGAGAAAAGGTGCTAAGTTTGACACCTATGATTACAATCATGAGCACATTCATCTCAAGCAAATGCAAGAGATGTTGTGGATATTCTACTACTTATGGTATGCAATCGAGTACTTAATTATCATGTTCTTTGCTAAGTGGAACAAACAAAGCGAAAGATACCATGATGTAAGCTTCGAGGAAGAAGCCCATAACAATGACCACGACCTGGAATATATCAGGAAACGTAAACATTATTCCTGGGTTAAGTATGTAAAACTTAGAAGCTACAAGAAATGAATGTATTAGGGATAAGTGCAGGCCAGGGCGGTCTGCTCTTCCCTTTTAGGAAGCACCTATTAGGGAATATAGAACCTCGAGGAATATTCCATACTCCCGGAGAAGAGCAATGGAAGGCTAATTTTAAGGATGTACCGTTCTATAAAGGATACTGTTTACAAGAGTTTGATGAGAAAGTAGATATAATAATATCAAGCCCGGATTGCGGCGCATCGTCCATTATGAGGCTTTCAAAAGTTAAAGAATTGGGTAAACCCAAAGATAACAGAAGTTTAAATCTAGTAATAGAGGGAATCAATTATTACAAGCCTAAGATTTTTCTTATTGAAAACCTGCCTCGTTTGCTATCTCTCTTACCCAATAAATACCTCCAGGAAGCCTTTAAGGACTATAAACTTATTTTTCATGAAAGGTCAGTTTCTGACTATGGGAACTCCCAAGTATCAAGGAAACGTTTAATCATCATTGGAGTGCATAAGAAAACCGGTAAGAAATACTTGAATGCTTTTAATGAAGTATTCCAAGTAAAAACTCCAAAACTTACTAGAGATTTGCTCTTTGTATCTCCTTACGGGAGTAATTATAACATCCCGATAGAAAAGACCCTTGCAATGTATGACTATCGAAAGCTTCCAGAAAAGAAGAATCTGACTGTTGAGAAGATTCAAGTATTATGGAATAGTGCTTTCAAGAACGAGAAGAAATGGCCCATTAAAACTGCTAAGATGAGTACTCTCCCAGGAGTATATCGATTGGAGTTAGATAAACCACCTCTAACTTTAAGACCTGCAGATAGGCAATTTAGACCTGATGGGTATCCTCTTGGGATTAATGATTTCAAGGCAATCATGGGATTTCCTAAACAGTTTAAGATTTACATTGACCAAGAGAATTACCTTTACTGGTTAAACAAGGCAAGGTATACAATTGCCAAAGGTTCGGTATATGAAGTTGGTATTTGGTTCAAAAAATGTATCAAAAGGGTCTAGGTACACTTCAATGTTAATATATACTAAAGTATATATTAGTCCAAACCGCCCTTTGAAAAATATAGATATATAATATACTACGTATATATATCTATATTTTTATATGCGTATATAGCTATTGTTTGTAGTAGATATTGGATATATGTTTTAGGATATAGGAAATTTATCTCACTACGTTCGATAAAAGGTAATCGCTTAGCGATTACCGATAGTTAGTAATAATTAAATTTTTCGTGATGATGAAAACAGATAAAAACAAGTGGAAGAACTTTGTGTTCCTTTTGCTACTAGGATTTACTATTTACCTTTGCTTCAGGAATTACAAACTGAATTCATATATCAGACAACTTCCTGATTCATCGGTCATTGGCATTCCTGATACAATCAAACTGAAAGAGAACTTCAAACCCGTAATTCCATATACACAATTGGTTCAGCCCCAGAGAATTCTTCTCTACGACTTCTATCGAAACAGTAGCAATTCGACTAAACCCCAGGTTTCTGATTCAACAGCGGTTACTTCGAATAGGATTAGTAGAGGGATTAGTAGAGAAGATTCTTTGGTCCAATTTACCTTGGATAAAAACCAATTGAATCTAAGTTTATTCAACAAGGAAACAAACTCATATTCAACGAGAATGTTTAACATGGACTTAGATAAGTATAAGTACAATTGGTATGAAGGTCAATTAACTCAAAAAAGAATTAGAAAACTAACTCTAAGTCCATACGTTTATGGTAAATATAGGGTCTTTAATCAAATGTTAGACATAGGGACAGGCCTTTCAATCAAGACTACTAATTTCAATTATAAACTTGGTATAAATGCTTTTCATTATCCGAAGTTCTTTTCGGGAATAAAAGCTGACTTAGAGTTTTCAGTAACATATAACTTTTGATTATGGCAAAGAAGATTAACATAGAAACTAACACATCTGCTCTTACAAGGGAAGAACTAGCAACACTTGCTAAAGTTAGTAATGATGTTTTTTACTTTAGCCTTTTTACTTATGTGATACACCCTATGAGGGGAAAGGTAAGATTTGAACTTTACCCGTATCAAAAATCGGTTCTGTATAACTTCGTAAAAGAACGTTTCAATATTCTGCTTAAGTTCAGGCAGGCAGGTATTACGGAGCTCATTTCTATGTACTGCCTATGGTTGGCAATGTATCATCCTAACAAGAAGATTAACATTATCTCAATCAAGGACACAACAGCAAAGAAGGTACTTAAGAAGATTAAGTTCATGTACAAAAACCTGCCATGGTATTTACAGACACCGATTATAAATGGTCGTTCGGGAGAATATGGTTCTGCATCAATGATAGAGTTCGATAATGGCTCATTCATAGAATCCATCCCAACGTCTTCAGAAGCTGGTCGTTCAGAATCTCTATCCTTATTGGTAATTGATGAAGCAGCAGTAGTTAGATGGGCAGCCCAGATTTGGGCAGCCGCTTTTCCTACTCTTTCCACTGGTGGAGCTGCTATCATCAATTCCACTCCTTATGGAGTTGGTAACTTTTACCACTCTACTTGGGTTGATGCTATTGCAGGTGGGAATCCATTTAACCCACTTAGATTGTATTGGCAAATGCACCCAGAACGAGACATCAATTGGTACAATGAAATGTCTTCTGCTCTTGGAACAAAAAGAACTGCACAAGAAATCGATGGTGACTTCTTATCATCCGGAAATACGGTCTTCGACTTAGCTGATATCAAAGCTATCGAAGACTGTCTTAGTGATTATCCGGTTATTAAGAAAAGGTTTAATGGTCAGTATCGGCAATTCTTAGACCCAGAACCAGATAAGGAATACTTCATTGGTGCTGACGTTTCAACTGGTAGGTCTTCTGACTACTCTGCATTTACTTGCATGGATAAACAAGGAGAAGAACAAGCAGTATTCAAAGGTAGACTTTCAGTGGATAAGTATGCAAGGTTACTTGGAGATACAGGGCATTTGTTTAACTTTGCTACCATTGCTCCAGAATCCAATGATGTTGGATTAGCAGTAACTTCTGCTCTTCAAACTGAAGGTTATCCTAAACTGTATTATTATCAGAAAATGCTTAAGAAGAAAGGTAAATCTAGACCTGAGGTAGATAAATCTCCAGGATGGTTAACTACACAAAAGAACCGTTCTGTTATTGTAGAGGGACTTGAACAGGATATTCGAGAAGATAATATTACTGTTAAAGACCCTTTCTTTGTTCAAGAAGCATATACCTTCATATATGATGGTTTAGGTAGGCCAGTTGCAATGGGTAAGCATAGAGCTAATAATTCTACAGTAGATGTAGACCTAGAGGGGGATGTATATGCAGATGACTCTATATTCGGTAAAGCAATCTGTAATCACATAAGAAAAGGAAAAACTAACGTAATAGTACAACCGAAATGAAAAAGCTCAATTTTAATTGGAGTTGGGGTAGAAAGAAAGACCCACCTCCTGAATCAAACAAGGAGCCAAGCAAGCCAAAAGCTGCTGCTATATCTCCTGGTAGAGTATCAGTAGATGAAGATAACTCTTTACTCAGTACTCTGAAAGGGATGACCGTAATGGTAGATCCTTCTTTTCGTGTTGAAGTAATCCCTTTGATTCGTGATTTATATAAGGTAAATCCGGATATGGGCATTGCTTTGCAGGATATGTTTAAGTTGGCAAACACAGGTCATACGGTAACATTCCCAAATAATTCAGATGCCGAAGCAGATAAGATGAGAAAACATCTTACCGAAGCTACAAAGAAATGGTCCAGGTATACTGCTGGTATAGACGGTCTAGTTAATAAGATGATTGTACAATGCCTTGTTAGTGGAGCTATATCTGTTGAAGGAGTTCCAAATGATAGGCTAGAAGGTTTAGATACAGTCTTATTCCTTAGACCAGAGAACATTGTTTTCAAAAGGGAGAACAATGGAGTATATTCTCCTTACCAGAGGAATAAGAATTACTTTGTTAAGCACCAAGATTATATCAAACTAAACCCAGAAACTTATGTGTATGCTGGTATGTTTAATGATACCGATGAACCTTATGGGATTCCTCCTTTTATGGCAGCATTGGATTCATTAAAAGGTCAACATGATATGAAGGTTAACTTCAAACACATAATGGAGATGGTTGGTATGGTAGGATTCTTGGAAGCTAAGATGACTAAACCAGACCAGAATCCTAATGAAAGCTTACAAGCTTACCAGAATCGTCTTGAACGTACACTAAAGGATTTGAAAAGAAATCTTCGTAATGGCATGAAGGACGGAATAGTAACAGGTTATATTGATGACCATGAGTTTAAACTCAATTCAACTACCAAGGAGCTTGGTAATATTGAGAAACCCTGGAACATGAATCAGCAATCAGTTGCAAATGGTTTGGGAGTTAATGGAAATCTTATTGGAGTTAGTTCAACAACGGGAGAGGGAGCAACGGGTATAATGCTGTCTAAATTAATCAGCCAGTTAAAAAATATCCAAATGCTTGTAACTTATGTATTGGATTTTCTTTATTCTCTAGAACTGCGTCTGGCAGGCTTTGATAATAAGGGAATAAAGATATCATGGGGAACTTCAACTATCTCTGATGAAGTTAAGGTTCAACAAGGTCTTCAGTATAAAATCCAAAACCTGGATTTATTATATAAGGCTGGTATCATTAGCCAAGACCAATATGCTTGGGCAATGGGTTATGATTCTCCTGATGAGAATGAACCAAGAGTTTCACTTGAGGACCAATTTGCTAAAGGCGGTAACTCAGATCCTCAAGAAGGGACTAAGAAGAAGCAAAGGCAAGATGATAAAAATCAATCTGCTCGTAGGTCAAGAGATAAAACTAATCCGGCTCCATCTCGTGGAGACCAAAATACAAAAGCAAGATGAGTAAATTTACTAAAAGAAACAAAGAGCATCTTGATTCAATGGTGATTGGCCAGGGTCATACCATTATGGCTGGGTATATCCCAGAAGCAGTTGGAGCCCAGGCTTTCTCAGAGAATTATTACAAATGGAAGACTCCGACACCGGATACCATTGCTCAATTTGGATTTTGGGGAGGAGATATAGATTATAATACCTATTATCCAAACCTTGATAAATCGGAACTTACTCCGAAGGACGAAGAGTTCATAGAACCAATGTTTAGGTTACTTTCTGAAACGATTGTATCCAAGAACTGGAATCCTACTGACTTTGGTCAGAATGGAGTACTTAAGGCTTCCATGAAACTGTTACTCGGGCAAACAGTAAATTGCGACCATGAAACAAATATTGGTAATGCAATTGGAGCTGTATCTCAAGTAATGTGGCAGGAGTCTTATAAGGATGGAAGCTTTACTATACCTGCAGGTATCAACGGTATTTTGAAGATTGATGGTAAAGCTAACCCAAGAATTGCTAGAGGTATTCTCATGGAACCTCCTTCAATTCATAGTAACTCGGTAACAGTACAGTTTAAGTGGGATAAATCACACCCAGGAATGGAAGATGGTGAATTCTATCAAAAACTTGGTACTTATGACTCTAAAGGTGAAATGGTTCGTAGAATAGTTACTGAGGTAGTTCGATATATGGAAACATCCCTGGTATCTCATGGAGCTGATTCATTTGCTCAAAAGATTGGTGAAGATGGTAAAATCATTAATCCAACCTTTGCAAAAAGAACCTGGTCTTCTTATGAGGAATATCGGGATGACAAGTCCAAACAGTACTTCTTTACTGACTACAAAACGGATTTCAACTCATTCCAAGAAAAGGACAATACTCCAGATTCTTTTAATGATAATGGTACCCAAGAAAATCATAATCCTAATAAAGAAAATATGAACAAAGAATTGCAAGAATTTTTAGAAAAGCTTTTCGGAGATAACATGTTATCTCTGGCAGAGGGCAAAGAAATGACTCAGGAAGAAGTTATTTCTTGTATTCAAAGCTTGGTATCATCCAAAAACAGTCTTCAGACAACGGTAGATAATCTTACTACAGAGAAATCTTCTCTTACAGAACAGATTACCAACCTGAATGCAGAAGTTGCAAACTTGAAGGAAATGGCAACTGTAGGAAAGAATCACATTGCTTCTCTCCGTGAAAATGCTGTTACTACTTACAAGAAGTTGATGGGTGACAAAGCCGATGAAACTATTGTTACAATGTTGAATGCCGAAACTACTGGCATCGTTACTCTCATCTCCTTAACTAAGGATTATCAGAGTCGTCTGGAAGAAAAATTCCCAATGGTATGTGCAAGCTGTGGTTCTCATGATGTAAGCCGTGCTTCTTCTGTTGCAGAGACTGATAAAAAGACTGGAACTCAGAAACCTGCAACTACTTCGAATGCAGAAGCCAAGTCTACTTCGGAAACCCTCGAAGACTTGTATAAGAAGAAATTCAAGTAATAATCGATAAATATCACTGTTATGACTAAAATCGTAAACAAAGACCAGCCAATGACGCTGTTTGGGGAAAAGACCCCAAGAGCGGTGATTTACAAAAGTGAATCACACAAATTGCACCAAGCTTTCTGTGTAAAAGATGGTGAAACAATTTTGCAAGGTATGCCGGTAGCTCTTGGAGAAGACGGTTTAATTGAACCTTACACTGAATCTACTCAGGTATATATCGGAGTGGCAGTAACCGACAATGTAAATCCTGCTTACCAGGCACAGAACAAATTCCCAGTAGAGGTAACTGTTGCTGTGGAAGGTTACATGATTTGTAACTGGGTATCTAATGCTGCTGACTTAAAAGCAGGATATGTAGTTCCCTCTGGTGACTTGCTGAACGACAGATTTGTAAAAGCAAATCAGTCAACAGATGCTACACCTTTCATTGCCATCACACCTGCAGATGAGGCAAACGAGGTAATTCAAGTACTTATTAAATAAGAGAAGAAGAAACATGGAAAAAGTTGATATTTCAAAATTGAAGAGAGAAGACTTCGCAAAAGAACTTCCTCAAATGGTACAGCAGTTGGATGCTTACCGTCAAGGTTCACAGAACAAAAAACCTGTGGACATCACATTAGGTGAACTTACCACTGGTAAATGGGGTATTACCCAAGATGAATTGTTCGAGAAGTTGGATATCAATCCGAAAATCGACACAATGGAAAACATCTTCACGATGCCTCAGCAAGATGTTCGTTGGATTGTTCCGGAAATCATTCGTTCTGCTATCACTCTTGGTATGCGTCAAGCTCCGTTCTATCCGGAGATTATTGCATCTGACCAGTCAATCAGTGGTCTTAGCGCAATCATGCCGATGATTAATATGTCCGATGCTGCACCTGCAAAGGTTAACGAAGCAGAAACTATCCCATTGGGAGATGTAAGCTTTGGACAGAAATCAGTAAGTCTCTTCAAAATTGGTAAGGGATTCAAACTTACTGATGAAGTTCGTAACTACGTATCTCTGGATGTATTGGCAATCTACCTTCGTGACTTCGGTGTTCAGCTTGGTTATGCAATGGATACTCTGGCAATGGATGTTGTTATCAACGGTAACAAACCTGATGGTTCAGAATCTGCTCCGGTTATCGGTGTATATGAAACTACGAATGGTATCACTTACAAAGACTTGCTACATATCTGGGTAAGAGCTGCTCGTATGGGACGTAACTTTACTACTATGATTGGTGGTGAAGACCAGGCAATCGAAATGCTGAACTTGCCGGAATTCAAAGAACGTCATTCTGGTACAACTGAAGCTACACTGAACGTGAAGTCTCCGGTACCTAAGAATGCTAACTTCTATATTCACCCGGGAACACCTGACCAAGGTTTGCTGTTGATTGATACAACTGCTGCTTTGATTAAACTGACTGCAAAACAGTTGATGCTTGAATCAGAAAGAATCGTATCAAATCAGACTCAGGCAATCTATGCTACTCTGACTACAGGCTTCTCTAAGATGTATCAGGATGCTGCATTGATTCTGTCTGCAGAGAAGAAGTTCTCAGAATTTGGATTCCCCGAATTTATGAACATTGACCCGTATCTCTTGGTTAACCTTGAGTAATAATACACCTGGTTTATTTTACAAATAATTCCATTTCTTGATGGGGTAGGTTTTGCGAGGACCTACCCCTAATTTTAAACATCTAAAAACTTAGTAAAATTATGGATAAATATAAAGTAACTGTAGGTGCTAAAGCTTACAGCTTCCATGACCAATCTACAGGTATTACAATTTGTAGAGGAGAAGAAAAAGAATTGAGTGCTCGACAGTACAGAACTAAAAAGATTCAGATGGCTTTGAATTCAGGTCACCTGCGTTTGGTTCTTGATAAGAAAGCTGTCGACAAATACTCCAATGATGACATCGATAAGTTGGAAAAGAAACTGAATGCTCAGTTCGAAAAAGGTATGGAAATCAAAAAGATTGCCAAAGCCTATACTCTCGAAGAAGCAACCCTTATCGCTGCTCGTCACGAAATTGTTGCCGACAAAGGTGATACAGTTGAAACTCTGATTCAGGTTCTGTTGGAAGAGTTCGAAGAATCTAAAAAATAAGATACCATGGACAATCTAGACTTTGTAGCTATTGCGAATGGTCTGGAAGTTTCATTTAGAGTATTAACCAAAGTCCCAGCCAAGGCCATTTTTGACTGGGACTTTGGTGATGATAAGGGGTCCGTTTATGATGTTAAACAACCTACTTATACTTATGAAAAGTCCGGATTCTATACAGTAGCGTTGAACATAACGAACTCCGAAGGACTTAACTTAAATGCAACTAAAACCGTAATTGTAAATACCGAGTCTAAAACTACATTAACCGATAGTATATATAACCTAATCAATTATTACATTCCTTCAGAAATCTCAGATGGTATGTCATCAGAAGAGAAAGCAATGTACATAACTAAATGGCAGTTATATATCCAACCGCTAGTAAATCATATTATCCCACTGGATAAATATAATGATGAGTTAATGTATGAAGCTCTAGAAAACCAATTAATTATGGAATTGGCAGCATGGGATTATCTCAATGTTAAGCTCCTTAATTTATTAACAAGTACAGGAGAATACCTAAGTCAACTTACTTCAACCAAAGAACAAGTTGGTGATGGTTCTTCTAAACCGGAACAAGCTCGAGGTGATAGAATCAAACAAATCACAACTGGGCCTACTGAAGTACAGTACTATGATACACTTGCCGATGCAACATCTTCCCTATGGAAAACATTTTCTCAAGCAATGCAACCTGGTGGTATCATAGACGAGTTAAGAAAAAACCTTTGTATGTTAGCTGGACGATTGGAAATCTACTTACCATTCTGTGACCAAGCAAGTCATGTAGTAGTTCCAAGAGTAGTAGACAGAAGAAGACCTGGATTAATAGATGGGCCAAACCCCAGCTCTCCAGTAAAACGTAATGGTAGAACCTTAATTAGAAAACGATGACCAAGACTCCTCATAGATTGGTTAAGAACCGGTCTTGGGATAGATACAAGAAGATTATAAATGATTTCTTGGATATAGATGCTGGTAGGCAAACTATAACTTGGGCAAAGAATGTAAATCAACTCCTAAGTCATGGAGAAGATGAAATCCCTAAATATTATAATATACCAATCGAGGCATTATGTTATTACAATGCCTTCAGAAACTGGCCCATTAATAAGGCAACAGTAACTGGAGAACTCGATGATGAGAATTTATCAATACTGGTTACTAAATCATATATAGAACAACTGGGATATTTAACTCCAGAAGGCTATTGGGATTTTAACTGGTCTGAAGATAGATTTGTAATTAATGGTATCACTTATAAACCTTCGGGAGATACACAAGTTGCCCAAGCCAAGGATGAAGCATTAGTCTTCATGGTTATCCTAAAAAGGGACCGAGATACCAAAATACAATTCGTAGAATAAAATTGAAAAGTATATGGCAAAGATGTTAATGTTACGATGGAAACCAATTAATACCGGAAACGGTATTTGGTTTGATAGTAACCTGATTGTCTTGAACGGTACATCTGGAGTACATATTGAAAGTAAGAAAAGTAATTTAGACGTTACCACATTCCAGTCTATGACTGGAGGTAAGTTTGTTACTTGCTTTCAAGATTACTTTGGAGAAGTTTGGGATAAGATAATACCTCATCCGGGTATTGGCCAGGTGATAAAATTCCGTATCAATCAACTTCCAGATTATGCAATAATCAGAGGTGATATTGAAGACGGGGGAGACCCAGACCCAGAACATCCAGATATTCCAATGAATGCCTTCTGTGGAAAAGAAGGAGAACCATTCAGAGATAAGAATTCTGACTTCTTCTGTGGTAAGCAAGTAATCAATCCTTAAAATAATAACAATATGTACGTAAGTAAGTATTACACAAATGAAGAAATTGACCAAAGACTTTTACAAGGTTATTTTGATGACTTCGTAAAGGCTGGGTTTGCTGGAACTATTAATGAGTTCTGGGCATTCGTTCTTTCTATTGCCAATAAGGTAGATAAGAGAGAAGGATACGACTTATCTAAAAATGACTTCACGGATAAACTCAAAGAGAAACTGGAAGGCATTGAAGAAAGAGCAAACTACATCACTAAGCTTTCTCAGTTGGAGAATGATACTAAGTTCCAAACTGAAGAACAGGTAAGACAAGCTATCAGTGATTTGATTGATGGTGCCGATGATGCACTTGATACATTAAAGGAATTGGCAGAAGCATTGGGAAATGACCCCAACTTTGCTACTACAATTACCAACAAATTAACGGATTTACGTAATGCACTGACAGATGAAGTTAACCGAGCTAAGGAGGAGGAAGGGAAACTGAGTACCCAAATTAGTGAGGTTAACTCTAATTTCATTAAGGCAGTGGATTTACTTAATGATAAAATCGACACTGCAGTTACTAACCTTATCAATAAGATAGATAAGATAGAAGCAAAAGTCGATAAGAATACTGCTGACATTGCAGACCTCAGAAATGAAACTACTGGTTCATTGGCAGAAGCTAAGGCATATGCTAAAGACTTGGTAGATAAAGAAGCTGAGCTTCGTAAAACGGCTGACGATGCTTTATCAGAAAGTATTCACCAACTGAATACATTGCATATCAATGATAAGGCAGAGCTCAAACAAGACATTGCTGCAGAAGCCCAATTGAGAGCAAATGCAGATGCAAACATTCAGTTGAAACTCACTGAAGAAATCACTAATCGTCAAACTGGTGATGCTGCCTTAGAAAGTAAACTTTCTGATGAGGTAGTAAATCGTAAAGCTGCCGATGAAACTCTTCAGAATTCAATTACCAAAGAGGTTGCTGACCGTACCAATGCAGATAATACCCTCCAGGTAAACATTGATAAAGAGGCTCAAGCTCGGGAATCTGCAGACCAAGTTCTTCAGACTAATATTAATTCTGAAGCTGCAACTCGTACTGCTCAGGACCAAATCCTTGACCAGAAGATAACTGCCCTAAGTGAAAAGACTGATGGTGATAAGTCTGATGTACTTGCTGCAATTGAAGCAGAGAAGGAAGCTCGTATTGCTGCAGATGCTGACCTTAATTCCAAGAAGGTAGATAAAAGAGAAGGTTATTCTTTAACCAAGAATGACTTTACAGACCTCTTGCTTGCCAAGTTAAATGGAATCGAGGAACATGCTAATTACATTACCTTGGTATCACAATTGGTAAATGATGCCGGTTATCAGACTGAAGCAGAAGTAGAGGCTGCAATCGAAAAGATTATTGGTTCTGCACCAGAAGTACTCGATACTCTGGAAGAGATTGCTAGGGCATTAGGCGATGACCCTAACTTTGCTTCAACTATTACCAAGAAGTTGGCAGCAATCACAGAAAAGGTAAATCGGGAGATTGAAGACCGTACTGCTGCCGATGCTGCATTGCAGGTAAACATTGATAAAGAAGTTGTAGAACGTAAGGAAGCAGATGCTGCTCTTAAGGAAGAACTTAAGGAGTATGTAGATAACTCGGCTGCAACCGGAGATACTGCTCTTCAGGTAGTTAAGGATAACTTGGCAAAAGAAATCCAAGACCGTAAAGATGCCGATGCAATCTTGCAGGCAAATATTGATAAAGAAACCGTAGATAGAAAGGATGCCGATAAAACCCATACCGATAATATTGCTGCTCTTACTCAGAGAGTTTCGGATTTGGCTTTGTCAATGCAGGATGCTATCAATACGGTTAAGAACGAATTGACTGCTCAGGTAAATGCTAATACTACGGCTATTGCTACTAATCAAGCAAATATCACAAAGAACTCTGAGGCAATCACTGCCATGAATAAAACCATTGCCGATAACTACAAAGAAGTTAAGGATATGGTTAATGAGGAAATTGTAGACCGTACTAATGGCGACAGTAATCTGAGTTCTCGTATTGATACTACCAACATTGCTTTGGGTACAGAAACAACTGAACGTAAGGCAGCAGACCAAATCCTTCAAGTAAACCTGGATAAGGAAATTGGAGACCGTAAGTCTGCAGATACTGCATTGGAAACTGCTATAGACGGCAAGATTCAAACTTTAACGGTTGAAGTTGGTGGGCAATTAACTATCCTTACTAATAAGATTAATGGAGAGATAGATGAAAGGAGAGGTGCTGATACTTTATTAGAAGAGAAGATTAATTCCCTAAAGAAAGAATCTAATGAAAAGGTAGATGAACTTAAAACAAAGGTAGAGGCTAATACGGTAGCAATCAATACTGAGAAAGACCGAGCAACCGCTAGAGAGAATGCTATACAGGCCAATTTGGATACTGCAATAGCAAATCATAAAGACGAAGTAAATGGTTTATCTAAGGATATCTCGGATGAAGCTAATGTTCGTTTAGCAGGTGATACTGCTCTTCAGGTAAATATCGATAAAGAAGTTACAGACCGTACCAATGCAGATACCTTATTAGATAATAAAATTGCCCAAGAAGTATCTAATCGTACAACTGCTATCCAAGGTCTTGAATCTAAGAAGGTAGATAAAGTAGATGGCAAAGTACTTTCTTCAAACGACTTTACCGATATTCTTCTGAATAAACTTAACGGTATTGAAGAACATGCTAATTATATAACTAAAGTTTCTGAACTTCTGAATGATTCAGGATTCCAAACCGAAGCTGAAGTAGAAGCTGCAATCCAGAAAATCATTGGTTCTGCTCCGGGTGTATTGGATACACTTGAGGAAATTGCCAAGGCTCTTGGTGATGACCCCAACTTCGCAACAACCATGACTCAGAAGTTAAATGAGTTAACTACGAAGATTGAGACAGAAACTGAAAAACGAGTTGAAGGTGATGCTGCTTTAGATGCCAAGCTTACTACTTTGAGTACTACTTTAACTAAGACAGTAGAGGATTTAAGAACTTATGTTACTGAAACTCGTACTGAACTGTTGGCAAGAGCAAATAACCAAGATGCTCTTATTACTCAGAATGCTGCCAATATCCAAAGAAACTTGGAATTGATTCAAAGCATTCAGAATAATATTTCTGGTTCTTACTTGGAAATTAAGGCTTTACTTGAAACCGAGATTGCTGCTCGTAAGGCAGAAGATATTCGGTTGGAAGGTAAAATTGACCAGAATACTGCAGACCTGGGAACCGAAAGGGAAGAAAGAAAAGCTGCAGATAAGGCTCTTCAAGATGCCCTGGATGCAGAAGAAGCTGCAAGAACTGCTGCTGATGCTGCACTGGGAGTTCGTATCGATACTGAGATTGCAGAAAGAAAAGCTGCTGACAAAACTCTCCAAGACAATATTACTGCTGAAGCAACGGCTAGAGCCGAAGCTGATACTGCTTTAGGAGCACGTATTGATAAAGAAGTTACAGACCGTACCAATGCAGACAATGAATTAGGTACTCGTATCGATAATGAAGAAGATGCAAGGGAAGCTGCAGATACTACTTTGCAGGATAATATCGATGCTGAAGAGACTGCCCGTACTGAAGCCGATACTACTTTGCAGGATAATATTGATGCTACCAATGCTCATACTATCAATACTCATCGTTTGGATTCTAATCCAGTACTTAATGGTACTGATATCAAACTCGATGGCTATGTAAAGGCAACCGGTACTACTCCTACAGACTTGGATGTAAAGGCAACAGATACTGCTTCAGCCGCATTCGGTAAAGTACAGAAACGTATCGAAGTAGATAAGGCAGATGCCGATGATAAGATTACTAAGGTAAAAACTGCAGTGGGTCTTACAGAGGCCTTGGCATTGCCTTCTCTGGAAGATACTAATTACCTTTCAGAATCCTCAAACATTGTAGATGGCATGAAGGAATTGGATAAGCAAATTGCCGACGGTAGACATGATGAGGTTTGGGAAGTATTATATACTCAGTTTACCCAAATCTCTGGCTTTTCGGTAAGTCCTACAATTATTGAGAAAGGAGTTGATGCAGATATTACTATTCGTGGTAATAACCTATTCAACAGTAAACCGCTTGTTCCAGAAACTTTATCAGTTAAAAGAGGAACTACTGTTATAAACAGTACACCAATTGCTAGCTTAAATATTAAGGATACCCTTAATACTGAGGATGACCGTACTACTTATACTTTAAGTATTACAAGCAAGGGTGTAACTAAAACAGCAACTGCTAACGTAAATGCTTACTATCCTATGTACTTTGGACATTCTGCTAAGGCAGCATTAACCGGTAAAGATGTTTTGGGTCTTACCAAACAGGCAATAAAGAGTTCTCCTAACGGAACTTATAACATGACGGGAATTGCTGAAGGAGAATATGTATGGTTATGCGTACCTTCTAACTTCAGTATAACTAAGGTAACTTCTTCTGGATTTGGAGTTCCTATGGCTGCTGCAGCTACAGTAACTGTAGAAGGTAAAGGTTCATACAAATGCTACCGTACTGAAGGAGCTTTAAAAGCTGGTAATTTCAATTTTGTAATCGGATAAAAACTTATAACTATGGCAGAAATTCCTATATATGGTACTTTGGTAAATGCTACCACAGACCCTAAGATTGTAAATACTGACCAAGCTTGGGATAAAGAGCTTGGGAAGTATCAATCTGAAATCAATAAAGAAAGAGTTGAGGGCAATGATTCTCTGAAAACTCAGCTGGACACATTGAGCTCAAAAGTAGATAAAGAGATAACCGATAGAGGTTCAGCTGATACTGCACTAGGTGCAAAGATTGATAAAGAAATCCAAGACCGTACTACTGCAGATACTGCCTTGAAAACCGAATTAACCGAGGATATTCAGGGAGTTCAAGATGACCTTGATACCTTCAAGGCAACTAAGGGTCAGGCAAATGGCTTAGCTTCTTTGGGTTCCGATGGTAAGGTACCTGCAGCTCAATTACCTTCTTATGTAGATGACGTAATTGATGTATATGCTACATACGAGGTATCACCTACCAATCAGATATCTAATATCAAGTTATATTCTGATGCTGCTCATGCTAATCCAGTTACTGGAGAAGCTGGTAAGTCTTACAATGATATAACTGGGGGACACCCGGGATATCAATTCCGTTGGTCAGGTACTACTTGGGTACCTATTACTTCTGGAGGTTTAATCATTGGTGAGATATCTGGTACTGCTTATGATGGAGCTAAAGGTAAGACTACTACAGACAATCTTAATGCTCTTATGGCTTTTAATCCTATACGATTAATCTCAATTGTTACAGATGCCTCTAAAGCTGCCATAAATTATGAAAGGGCAGATGATACTGGTATCCAAGGATTACAAATTCCTACTGCATCATCTGCTAAAGCCGGTGTTATGACTGCTGCTGATAAAGTTAAGTTGGATACTACTTTACCGAAACAGATATCCGATGAGACTACTGCAAGGGAAGCTGCTATTAATGCTTTGCAAGGAGAGCTGGCTGATGATATTGCTCAAGAAGTAGTAGATAGGAATACTGCAATAGCTGCTGCTAAAACGGAACTTACTACTGTTATCAATAAAGAGGTATCAGATAGAAAAGCTGCAGATACTCAGGTAAGAACCGACCTTGAAGCTGCAGTTGAATTGGTTGCTGAAGAATTAAGAGGTGCTGATACTACTCTTCAGAATAATATCACTAAGGAAGTCAATGACCGAAAAGGTGAGGTTACCCGAATAGAAGGATTAATTTCAGATGAAGCTGCAACAAGAGCTCAAGCAGATACTATTGCAGATGCCAAAGTAGATTCCCATATTGGTAATAAATCTAACCCTCATGGAGTAACTAAAGCTCAAGTGGGATTGGGTAATGTTAATAATACATCTGATGCCGATAAACCAGTATCTACTGCTCAAGCTACTGCTATTGCAGATGCTAAGGCTGCAGGTACCAATGCTCAAACCAATCTTACTACTCACATGCAGAACATGAGTAATCCTCATGGAGTAACAAGAGACCAGTTGGGGTTGGGTACTACTGCTGAGATTATCTTTAAGAAGGTATCTGCTCCTTCTGGTTTATGGAAAGAATCCGACGAAAGACTTAAGACTTTCATTAAACCTTTGGAACACACTCTCGATGAAATCTGCTCTATACCTACGGATTCATTTATGATTCGTGGTAATCACGATATAGGTACAATTGCTCAGACAATCGAAAAATATTTCCCAGAATTAGTATCTGAGAATAAGGTTAAACCTGAAACAGTTCCTAATCCTGAAGCCTTCGAAAAGGTAGAAAAGGATGGAGAAACTTATATCCTGGTTAAAGAGGTAGATTATTCTAAGATGTCGGTATTGGCAATCGAAGGTATCAAACTTCTGAAAGCCGAGATTGATGAATTAAGAGAAAAACTTTTGTTCACAAACTTAGATTAATATGGGTGAGATAGCAACATGGAGTGCTGTCAAAACTAAAGTAGGCCTTGGTAAGGATTCAAATGAATGCCCTACCAAGGCTGAATTGTTGGCACTCTCTCCTACAGGAACGGGAGAAAATTACGTTGGCTTGGAAATATCCAATGCCAGTTCCTATGGAAATAATGAAACGGTACAACTCTCTGATATTCATAAGGTAACTTATAAGTATACATTTACTGTAGATAGAACTACTTTAAGTTTTCCTGCTAGTGGAGGAGCTCCTTCTCCAAATCTATGGTTTGGTTTAGTTTCTAGAAAACAGAAATATGTAGATGGAGTAATATCGGGTAGTTATACTGAAGTAAGTTATACACAGACGGCTTATCCTGATTGGGTATCTTATAATCAAACTGTACCCCAATATGAAGCTAAAGAAAATACTGGATTAGTTGAAAGGTCAGCTAATATGACCTATACCCAAAATGAATCTGGTAAACAGATAACAGTTCAATTTACTCAAGCTGCAGCAACTTCTACTTGGGCTTATACTTTTACTTTGACTAAGGCTAGCAGTAATTCTATTGGGGCTTTGGGAGGTAAAGTAACTTTTGAGATAGATTCTTACAAGCAAGAGATAAGGAATGGCCATAATTATGGTAGTCAAATTCCAGTTAGTTATAAACGAACAGATGACCCAGATTCTTCTGAGATTTTGGAGATGACCATCCCAGAAAATAAAACTGAATCTTCAAGAGGTTTTAATTATATCTGGACACAGGACGAATCTAATAAAAAACAGAACTATACTGTAACTCAAGCTGCTGGTGTAAAAACCTATGGAAATATTACCATAACTCCTACTGGAGATGTACCTGATATCCCGGCATCAGGTGGAGCATCTCATACTTTCCCCTACACTTGGACTCAACCATGGGGATGGAATGGTAAAACCAACGATGGAGGTACTTTAACTACCGGAGGTACAGAAACATGGAATGCTTCAGTATCCGGTTCTAATCTTGGTACTACTGCAAAAGCCAGAACTAAACTTGGTGTTAGAACAGTTACTGTTACTTGTAATGGTAAATCGGGTACGGCTACTAAAGACGTATATCAAGCAGAAAATAAGATAACCAATGTAACTCAGGGTGCGTGGGTAGTTTCCATTTCTGCAAATCCTAGTACACTTACGGAAATCGGAGGTACATCACAAATCTCTGCAAGTGCAAGGGCAAGCAGAACTAATCATTGGTCTTCAGGTGCAACCAATGCAGCTTCCGATGCTACCGGTACTCCTACACTTAGTATACCTACTGCAGTAACCGGATTTAGTTTATCTGGTACTACTTTGACGGTAGCAGAAAATAAAACTGCAAATCAAAGAAGTGTAGTAGTAAGGGCAACTATGGATACCGTCTATAAAGAAGTTACGGTAACTCAAAGTGCATATCTAGTAGAATGGAGATATACATTAACTACTTCTATTCCAACGTTAAACTTTGATGCCCTTGGTACAACTAAATCTGGGACAATTAGTAGTTATCGTGAAAAATATATTAATGGTTCTTTAGTAGAAGGTTCACCTGAAGGTGTTAATATCCAAGTTAAATCTACTTCTGCTGAAATACAAAGTGCTACTGCTGCTGTGGTTATTACCATGAAAGAGAATACCACAACTCAAGCAAGAACTGGTACTGTAGTATATGAGCAGATGGGTTCAGGCAAAACCATAACCATTACTTGTAGTCAGGCCGCAGGTACAGTAGCCATTAGAGAAGAGTTGGTTATTAAGGAGAGTTTCCCTACAGCTCCAAATATTGGAGGAACTGTTAAAGCTTTAGTAAGGTCTGGTTATTGGGACGTGGTAAATGGTAAAGATACAACTTGGCATGATGATACTCCTACTGTAAAAACTAAACCTAGTTTTGTAAGTAGTACTAGTGTAACTTATGAACTTGGTGTGGGATATCGTATAAGTGCTACTATGCCAGAGAATACTTCTGAATCTCAACTTAGTGGTAGTTTAAACTTAGAGTACGGTAGTAAAACTCTAAGTTTACGTGTAAAACAAGCAGGTGCTAGTGTTGCTTGGTCTTATGAACTAAAGGTAAATAACGGTACTCAAGATTTAAATCAACAAGTGCCTGCTAAGCCTAGTGGTACTTACTCTTTTACCATAAGTAGTAAAAGGTATAAGATTGTTAACGGTTCTGTTACAAGTCAAAGTGAAGATACTACTTGGACTACGTCTATACCGGGTTCTCCAAGTTGGATTCATGTAGAAGAGCAATCTAATACACTCATAGTAACCGTAGATGAGAATACAACTACTAGTCAAAGAAGTGCAGATATCGTTATATTTCAAACTGGTAGTAGTGATACTTCGATAACTTTGACAGTTGAACAACAAGCTGCAAGTATTACTTGGAATTATACCTTTAGTATATTTCAGCCTTCATCCAAGGTACTGAATGTACCAGCTAAGATGATAGACCCAGATACTATTGTAGTTAATTCTTACAGAACAAAGGTAATCAATGGTACACAGACTTCAACTAAAGAATTTGTAGAAGTAACCATTGATACACCAGAAGAGAATTGGTTAGAAGTTACAAAGAATAGTAATGATATGACCCAAGCTGAGTTATTCGTAACTTGCTTAGAGAATAAAGTGTCTTCGATTAGAAGTGCTACTGTAACAATTAGACAAGTAGGTACAAGTAATCTTGACCAAGTAGATATCAACCAATCAGCTGCAACTGTATCCTATAATTATTATATTGGTTTTAACGGTAATCCCGATGTAGGGGGATATTCCCTGAATTGGGAATGTACTCAATTTGGTTCTAGTCATGGTCAATCTATAGATTTAAAATGTTGGAGAAAACCAGTAATTAATGGTATAGAATCTGATACTGAGGAAGCTGCAGAATACGAAGTTATTTTTAGTGGAGTTGGTATAGATTCCTTTACAGTTACAAATACACCGTTATCATATGACCCAACTATAACTACCGTAAGGGCATATCCTAAGTCTATCAATGGTTCGGTATTCGATTTAAAGGGTACAGTACAATATAGGATAGCCGATTACCCAAGTAAATCTGCTTATCTGTACCTTACTCATAAACCAGTAGCAACTGTAAAGAGGTGGACCTTCCAATGGTATGACCAAGTTGAAAGTGTAACTATAAAGAATGTAAGTCATGATTCTAGTGCAGGTAGCATTTCTCCTATAACCATAATTTCTAAATGTGAGTACTTACTTGCTAGCAATCAATCCCAGGTTGCCTATACAGAGTATATAAAACCTAATGAAGACGAAGATACTGCAACTCCAGTAAGTTGGGGTAGGTTAGTAGAAAACGGTCAAACTGCCAAAAACGATTATGACTACGCTTATTTGGTAGATGAGAATAAGGAAGATTATGATAGGCAGGCTACCAGGACCTTTACTCAACCGGGTAATCCATCAAATAAAAGGTTATACCTATACGTAACTCAAGAATCCCCCCATACACCAGAAGTAGCATTTGATGTGTATAACAGTAGTCTATCTGCCTCCTTGTTAATGGGTATTGGTTGGAGATCTAATGAAGGTAGTGATTCTTTACCTAATCTGAGTAGAGGAGAAAATTTAGGAGCGCATGGTAGCAATAAAAGTAATATCCAAGTAGTTTACCATGCTCAACCCATTACTACTAGTCAGAAGTGGTTACTAGCAGCTCCTTCATTAAAGGAATTTAGTTATGATGGTTTGCCAATAGCCTTGAATGGAACTGACAGATATTATAATATATCAGAGTTTCAGTATGGTAGCTCATCGGCATCAGAACTCTTTAAAGTTACAGTAGATAATATAGATTATGACCCAACCTATGGTGGAAGTTTAACCTTACGATGGGAAGCCAGATTATCTAATAATAAACCTACTAATGGTATGTATGTAGGTATGATTGTACTTACTCCAGTAAGAGGTAATTTACCTGCTATTTATGTAAGGTTATACTATCAATCTCCTTCTGTAAAACCTTCAGTTTAATTAGAGTTAAAATCTTCCAACTCTAAATCTTAACATCGCATGGGAGAATCCATAGGAATCTACAGAAAATTTAAAGTACGATACTATAGCATTATTAATGTATATGGCCATATACGAATAACTTTAAAAATTAACTTTATGTTTAACAACTTAAAACTTAAAGACTATGGGAGTAGAAGTTAAATCTGGTGGTGAGGGTGTAATCGTCGCTGACCGCGGTTGTAATGATGGTTGCTGTTGTAATAAACACAACTCAGGCTTAATAATAACCGTCGTCATTACGTAAGCCAGATTAGGAAGGAGTGCATCTTACATAGGTGTACTCCTTTTTTCGTTTATACCCACCTAAAGATAAAACGATATGGAAAGTGAAGAGATTAAGAAAGAACCAACCAATGGAAATCAACTAAAAGATTTTACTATTCAACTTACATTGCCTGCTCCCAATGCAGAGATAGCAAAGGAAGTAGCAAATAAAGCACAGTCACTCATTGACCAATTTGGATACTATCAATTCTTAAACCTGGTAGACTTTATGCAAAGGAATCCAGGTGCAGTATCATTTGGTTTAAACTTAATTAATAAAAGATGAACATGGAAGATTTGATTTTTTCTAAATTGCAGAAAGGTGATACCATATACACCTTAGAGAGAGACAGACGTTCTGGGTATCCAATCTTTGATACCGCTAAAGTATTAAAAGTTGGTGAAAGTAAACCAAGAGCCACTGGCCCAGATGGAAGCTTTGCCGCAAATACAGAAATCTCTATTCAAGATTCTGTATCTGCTGTTACTATATACCTTCCCACAGATTTAGCAGAGGGTATTTATAATAATGTTTATTACACTACCGACTTACGCAATATCGTAAACGAAGTAAATATCCAAAGAACTAATGCCGTAAATATTCTCAATAACCGAGATAAATATGAGGCAATAGTTACTGAATGCGATAACATATATCATACCATTGAAGGTATGTTAACTCCTCAACAACAACCAGCTCCAGCTTATAAGCAAGAAGAATTTGAAGCTTTTAAAACTGAGGTAGCAGAGAAGTTATCCATGCAACAAGATATTCTTATGAAGATTGCCAGTGAGTTGGGATTAAATAAAAATAACAATGCCAAGCAAAAAGGTTAACATAAACCTCTCGAATAATCTATGTGATATTCAGATTTATGTAGACCCCGTTAAACAACGTCAGGCTGAGAGGTTGATTGCTAAAACTCCCAGTATTATGAAACTCGGTTATGAGTTAGGTACTAGGAAGTTTGGTAATCAACTTCTTCGTATAGTAAGACGTAGTTTAAATAATGGTCTACCTCCACCGGGTTCCAAAGTTTCTTGGCCTCCTCATGCTACTGCTACACTTAAGAAGTATGGAGCACATACCCTATTAAATCTTACTGGTCAATATGCAAGGTCAGTTACTATGGTAACTCAGAAAGACAGAACCTTTGTTGGTCTTCCTCCAGGATTAAGGAAGATAACATACTCTGGTAGAACTTCTCGAAAAACTCTTAATCAAATTGCTATCATGTTGGAATACGGTAGTAGAGATGGTAATCTTCCACCTCGTCCTTTATGGAAACCTGCTTTTGAGGCAGCCGGTGGAAACGTAGTTTTAGAGAAAGAGATACGAAATCAATTAAGAAAAGAACTTAGAAAATATACAAAGTAATGGCAGATTTTGAAGCAGATAAAACCTCTGGTACTGGTCCTGCACTTGTAATGGTACATCCGTTAAAAGTGAATGATACAGAAGCAGATAAAAAAGCCATCCTTACCATTACAGTTAATGGAGTACCTAAGACTGTAAACCTTATTCAAAAGAAAGGCAGCCTTAACTACGAATACAAATTAGAGGTAGATAAGGAAGCCATCAACCTATTGGGTAAGGGTGGCTCTGATACTTTGGCAATCACTTCTCAACGTAGGGAAATGATTAATGGTACACCCCAAGGAGATTGGGAAAATGTAGAGGTTACGGCAGAATTCTTAGAGGAACCACCCTTTACTGCTGGACTAAGATTTATGGACAATGAAGAAAAGACTCTAGAGGTATCCATTACTTCTAAGAATCACACAGAACAACTTCTTAGCGGAACTATAACTATCAAGCAAGTTGGTGGTCTAACTAAAACTGTAACTGTAACTCAAGCTGCTGGAGAAGTATCATATAGATACTGGGTAGAACCTGCTGCAGTTAATTTAGGTATACCAAAAGACCAAATCTTAAATGCTTACGAAACTTCAGCAGGATTTAGTATTACTGGGTATAGAAGTAAACTCATAGAAGGAAAACAAGTATCACAAGAGGTAATGGCTTTTAAAATACCTACTATATCTCAAACTCAACAAGCTGCAGATATTAACTCAGGTACTAAACTATACTATTGGATTACCGACTACGGTAATATAGCTAATTCAGCACAGGCTACTTTCTCAGCAACTGCCCGAGGAAGAAAAGATGCAGGAGCTATGTTTGGTAGTACTTCAGGAGGTTGGGAATGTATATTTACTGATGGTGGTACATACCAGTTTAATGTAATATTAATACCTCAATTAGTATAATATGGTAAATACAGAAGAAATCGTAGAAAGAACCTTTTATATTTGCCTATTACAAACAGCACTTAAGAAAGGTTTAACTCTTAACCCAGAAGACTACTTACCATTATCACAAGAGAATGAAAAAAGGTTTCAAGCAGATAAGGATGCTATGCCTAAATTCATTCCCATATTTGGTATCGGTAATAATCAGGTTAAGGGTGCAAAGACATGCCCTAGAATTACCATTGAATTGCAAGGGTTCTATAATGGTGATATAGGTGTGAACAAATATATCATTGGTGATAAACTAGAGGGTGGAAATTACCAAGCATCTGAATTTCCTTATGAAACGAAGGATATAACTCTAGATATTCACCTGGTATCTAATACTCAAGCCGATATGAGGTTACTTCATAGTATTATGTATGAAGCATTACCTTCTCGAGGATACGTAAGACCTTATTATAATAACTTAGAAGAATGGGAAGATGGTCGGGTAGCACCAACAGGGAACCTATTTATCGAAATAGGTAATTACTATGACCACCCAGATGAGAGTCATGGTCTACTTGAAAAAGTATATCAGTATACTTGTAAGGATGGTATATTACCTGAGAAGCTTGCTGAAGAAGGCGAACTTGTACCAATTCAAGACATCTCAGTATTGATTGGACTAACCGAAAAGCCAGAATCCGATTTACTTAACCTTAACGTAAAATAGCTCAATACTAGAGGGTATTAAATAAATGAGTAATTAACTTAATTAGTATAAATATGCCTAATTCACCATCTGTAAATTTCGAGTTTAAGAACGAAAATGTTCTTCAAACTACTCCTATGTTAGGAGTTTCATGTGTATTGGCTAGAACTACTAAAGGTCCTTATGATGACCCATCAGAACTTATCCAATCTTTCTCTCAATTCCAAAGAGTCTTTGGTTCTGAGATAGTACCAGATGGTTCTGTATCAAACATCGAAAAGGCTTTCAATGGTGGTTCTAAGCTTCGTATTATTCGTGTACTTGGTAAGGGTGCAACCAAAGGTGTAGTATCTGCTGCAACAAGAGCTAAAGCTGCATCTGCTCCTAAGGCTGCTGAAGACGGTTCTCCGGTAGTAGCTTCTGCAACTCCAGAGGAACCCACGGCTTCTACTCTTTTCAAGTTTACTTCTGGTTCAGTTGCTGTTGGCTTTGGTTTGGTAACTAAAGGATATGGAGACCCAGTTGGTAGTGCTGAAACTTTCTCTGTGAATATTTACAAACAGGCTAACACGGTTTACTATCAAGTAATTAGTGCTAATGGCCAGGTACTTGAACAAGGTCCAGTAGTAACCTACAAAACTGCAGATGATAACAATGATACTTCTGTAGATTACCTTGCTCTGAGTGCATTTGCAAAGAACTCAGAATATATCGTTCCGATATTAACTGAAAAGACAGAGAACATCAAATCTTGGAACAACTTCATCAAATGGTTAACTGATGATGTAGATGGGACAAGAAACCCAATTGATATTAAACTCAATGGTGCTGCTATCACTGCCGATGGAGTAAAATTGAATGGTACAATTGGTAGTGCCGGTAGTACTCCTACGGCAGACGAATGGATTGCTTCTCTGGAATTCGTTAAGGATTATGTAGATGTATATCAAATCTTCTGTTCACACATTGACCAACATCTTGAAGCATCCGCTGATGTACTTAAAGTACACAAGGCTGCCGTAGATATGGTTAAGGAACTGCAAGAATATACCTACTACATTGAAGTACCAAAATATACTACTCACTATACTCAGGGTGACCAACCAAGAGACTTGAAATCAATCATCACTTGGATTCAGACTTGCCTTGGTACTGTAGGTAACAGTAAATATGTTGCTTACTTCGGTGGTGGTATTAAATACTACAATGCCGATGGTAACTTGGTAGACTCCGATGTTCTTGGTACCATTGCAGGATTGGGAGATGCTTCTGCTTCTCAATTCGGACCTTGGAAATCCTTTGCCGGTATGAATCGTGGTATTATCTACGACGGTAATGGTCCGGTATGCCCGAACTATGGTTCTCCTTCAAGAACTAAAGAACTCAACGAATTGGCACAGAATTATGTAAACATAATCTGTATCAAAGATGTTCCTAATCAAGGTAAACAAACTTTGCTATGGCATTGTTTCTCTTCTCAGGTAAAACAGGATTCCGAAAGATTCCTTGCAATTGTAAGATTGAATCTGTATCTCAAAAAGAATCTTAGACCTATTCTAGAAAAGTATTTGGAAGAACCAAATATCTGGAATACTTGGAATAAGATTTATCTAGAAGTTAAACCAATGCTGGATAACTTAGTAGATGAAGATGCTATGTCTGAATACACCTGGATGGGTGACCAAGACGCTAACTCGTACAATGACTTATCGGTTAACAATGAAGCCGATGTTCGTCAAGGTAAATACAAAGCAATCCTGAAATTCAAGGATATCGTTCCGATGCAAGAAATCACTATGGGCATCTATATTGACCAGGCATCTAAGTCTGTATCCATTCAGGACGTTAACGAATAAAATTAAGAAAACATGGGAGCAAAAGTAAAGAATCCAAGAAAGAAATTCCTTTGGAGTATCACATTCCCTAAGCACCCAATCAATACTTATCTGTTCCAAACTTGTACTTTGCCAGATGTAGAGATTGACCAGGTTGCTCATGGAGACGTTAACCGGGACGTTAAAACTGCCGGTAGAGTTACTGTAGGTAACTTAGTAGTAGGTAAACTTTTAACTACTGCAGGTTCAGATACATGGCTTCATGATTGGCTTTATTCATGCCAAGATATGATTGCTGGTGGAGGTTTGGTACCAAGCCAATACTGGGAAAATGTAATCGTAAATGAACTTGCTGAAGATGGAGTTTCCGTACTTAACACCCACCTCTTCGAAGAGGTATGGCCATGTAAGATTACAGGATTAGACCTGGACAGAATGGCTTCAGAAAACACTATCGAAAGTATCGAATTCTCAGTAGGTACTGTAGATAAGTATTAAAAACGCTTAGTCTATTTTCACTAAGATTTTTAGGTGGGAGGGGTGGGATTCCTAGAAAGGGCTCACCCCTTTCTTGTTGTTACAGCGAACACTATGAACTAAAGTATAACCAAATAACTTATTTAAACATGGAATTAAATTGTAGAACACATGAGTTTATAACCCCATCAGGTTATAAATTCTCAATCAGGGAACAGAATGGTGCAGATGAGGATATCTTATCTAATCCTATGGATGTAAGAAACCTTATGAACCTTACTAAGTTCATTCAGGCAATTGTAGTTGATACCGACTTTACTCCTAATCGTAGATTAACGGTAGAGGATGCAGACCGTATCCCTTTGAATGACAGATACTGTATCTTATTCCAATCAAGAATCTTCTCACTTGGTGATGAAGTAGAATTTGAATATGATTGGGGCCAAGAAGGCGGAGTACAAACTTACGGTCAATCCTTAAGCGAGATGTTATTCGATAACTATGGAGAATTTCCTACAGAAAAGGAATTGGCCGAAAAACCAAACGCTATCCCTTATTATCCAGAACAAGGTAAGCTTACCGATTACGAAGTAACTCTATCTTCAGGTAAGGTAGTTAAATTTGATTTGCTTACTGGTGCAGGAGAAAGAATGTTGGTTACTTTACCAATAGAAAAACAAACTCGTAATGCAGCATTGATTGCAAGGAACTTACATCTTCAGATTGATGGTAAATGGGAAAAGGTAGAAAGCTTCCATTTATTCTCAGTAAGAGACATTGCAGAGATTCGTAAAACAATCTTTGAATATGACCCAGTCTTCGATGGTAACACCGATGTAGAACATCCAAGTATACCTGGAAGAATTGATAAATATCCTATAATGCTTTCACCGACTTTTTTCTACCTGACGGAAGCGTAGACCACCCAGGTACATTCACTTATATATGTAGAGCTGAGGTAGCCATTGACTATCTCAGCTTTTTGCGTCTTCCGTATCGAGAAAGGAAAAGATTTAAGGATATAGCCGATGAGTATTATGAAAACTTAAAAAAGAAAACTAGAAAATGATAGACAGAAGAAGCTTAGTCGAGGTCGGTGTTGCAATGGTATTAAGAGACCGATTCTCTAATGAGGCTGGCAGAATATCGAACTCATTTAGAACAATGATGAACGATATGAATACCTGGAATCGAGGTATTCAAATGTCAACTTCTAATGCTTTTGAGTTTGGAAAAGAATTGGTTGGAGGTATGGCAAGGGCCTACCAATATTCTGCAGGAGTATACGACCAAGTATTCTTAGCTTCTAAAATGTCTGGAGCTAATGCTGCTCAACAGGCAAGGCTAATGCAAGTAGCCAAAGAAGTCAATGAGGTAACTCCTCTTACTGCTGCAGATATTGCATCAGGCGAAAGGTACTTGGCAATGGCTGGTAACAATGTAGAGCAAATCGAAAGAATGATTGGCCCTGCAGCTAAGCTAGCTTCTATCTTCAGTATGCCTCTTGGTCAGAAAGGTGGAGTTGCTGACTTGGTGACTAACATCATGCAGACCTTTAATATACCTTCACAGAATGCTACTCAGGTAGTAGACCAATTGGCAACTGCAGTAACCTCTGCAAATATTTCTCTAACAGACCTTGCCCAATCTTTCCAATATTCAGGAGCAGAATTTAGAAATGCCAAAATCAGTATGGGTGATGCAGCTGCAGCCATTGGAGTACTTGGTAATCAAGGTATCCAAGCTTCATCAGCTGGTACTGCATTAGCAAACATGATGCGCTATTTAACACTTTCCATAACCGGGCAGAAAAAGGGAGGTGGTGAGATGCTAAAATCTTTAGGCATTGACCCAAAAACTCTAGTAGATGCCTCGGGTAATCTTTTGAGATTAGATAAGATTATATCTATATTGGGAGATAAACTTAGAGGTAAACGAGGAATAGATATCTCCTCTGCTCTGTTTAATATCTTTGGAGTTCGTGGTACAAGAGCTGCCTCAGCTTTACTTCAGGATTACTGGACTGGAGCTAATAAGCTTACTGAACTTATGGATAAGGTTGCAGGTGCAAGTGGTACAGTAGAAAATTTAACTCAAGAAAGATTACAAACTCCTGCAGGTATTATCGAACAGTTTAAATCAAACTGGGAGAACTTTATTGTAACTGCAGGTTCTACACTTGCCGAAGTTTTTAGCCCAGTACTTAAATTAGGTTCTGGTATCCTAAAGATTATTAACAGTATGCAAGAAACTTGGGCAGGTAAATTCTTGGTAAAGGTAGTTGCAACTGGTGCAGTAGTAGGTACTCTATATCAGGGATTTAAGTTTATTCAGGGTACTATCAAGATGATTAGTACCTTCCAGGCTTTAGCTACTTCAGAAACTAATGGTATGGCAGAAGGTATGGTAAGAACTAATGTTCAAGCTTCAATCCTTGAAGGTCACATGAGAAATATCTCAGCAATGATGATGAGAATGACTGCTATGCAAATGGCTCCAGGTAAATTCTTTGCATTACCAATGGGAGGTACCATAGGTAAAACCCGAAAAGGTACTGTAGTAGCAAGAGATGCAAGAGGAAGATTTACTTCAATGAGTACTCTTGCAGGAGCAGGGGTTGGAGCAGCAGTAGGTTCTACTGTAACTAAAACTGCAGGCCAACAGATTGCTAAGAAAGGTGCTATGGGGTTTGGTGCTAGATTACTTGGTGGTAGACTTTTAGGATTCTTAGGTGGGCCTTGGGGACTACTAGCTTCTATAGCTATCCCTGCATTGATAGAAGTAATCGGTGGTCTTACAAGTTCTGTAGATAATAACACTGCTGCATTAAACTCAGAAGAAACCAAAGCTTCTATTCAAGACAGAAACCAACAAGCATTTATTGATGCAGTTAGAGGTGCAATCAGAGATGGATTCAAGGATTCAAGAATTAATATATCAGTAGATGGAAACGAAGCTGGAGACTTTGCTCCTGGTGGTCAACAGGATTTTACTGGTATATCTTTAGGATTAAACTAAACAATCATGGCAAGAATATTAAATCAAATAGCAGGTGGGGTTGTTGAAAAATACAATGACCTCACCAGAGATTCTGCAGGAGTTCTTACTGGTCCTCTGAATAAGCTTTGGAGAGCAAGAATTTATCTCAATAGAGCAACTTCTACATTGCCTAAAGATACTGCAGATAAAGGGAAGGTATATGACCCTAATAACCCATTTGGACCAAGAGCTAGTTCAAAGAATCCTAAGTTAAACCAAAGGATTCAGAATCAATATCGAATGGAATTAAAACATCAAGTAGAAGGTGGAGTTCCATTCGGATATGAAGAAATGGACCCAGCTAAAGGTCAGAGTGTTACAAAGAATAAAGAACTTTTCTTAGTAATGCCTGAGGTAAGAAGTATGAATCAAGTAGTGATTTATAATCTTACTGCTAGCCCATATCAATATATCACTCTTCAGAATAGACCACCTTCAATTGATTTTCGAGGAGAAACTACTTGGGCAACGATTAAATCTATGGGACGTAATACTCCTATGTATCACTTTACGGGTAGTGAGGATATAATTCAATTCAATGTATCTTGGTTCTGTAATGACCCTGATAATCCAAAAGAGGTAATTACTAAATGCCGACTATTGGAAATGTGGACTAAGGCAAACGCTTATCAGGCAAGTCCTCCGATTCTAAAAATCGAATGGGGCAGTTCTGGTATATTTGATAATCATCAATACATTCTTACATCTGCAACTTATACTCTGAATAACTTTAGGAATGCCTCAAGGACCAGAGTAGCAGGTAAGTCAAGTACAATCGAGGATTTAAAGTTATTGCCTGCAGCTGCAACTCAGGAATTAATCTTCAAAAGGGTAAGTGCTTATAACTTATCTTATCAAGATATTGTAACTGAAGAAGATTTAAAGAATACAAAAGGAATACAGATATGATAGACTTAAATCAATACCTAACAGGAGCAAGTCCCTATGATGGAGCCATTGCTCTTAAGTATGATGAGGGAGATTATTCATTAGAGGTAACTCCTCCAAACGTTCCTTACACTGATAACGATAAACAACATACTGTATTGGATGGAGAAACTATACAGAATATTGCCTATCGTTATTATGGTGATTCTGGTAAGTGGTACCTGATTGCCGAAGCTAATAATATCTTGAACCCTTTTCAAGAATTAGAACCTTATCAAATTTTAAGAATACCAATGTATGGCTGAAATTAGAAAACCTAACCAACCAATACTTTATAATGGAACAGCAACACCTTATATGGCTCTGTTCAATTCTGGAGGTATGCCAGTAATGAATCCCATTACTGGCATACCTCTTGGCGCTTATATAAGTAATTGGAGCTACAAATATGATGAGGAGAAAGAGAACTTAGCTACCATTACATTTGATACTGGAGACCCAGATACGGTAGATATCGAAGACCTCCAGGAAAGCTCGATTATTTATCTTCAGTGGGGATACATATACCCTGATGGTCAATTTATCTCTAGCCCAGTACGCAGTATTAAGGTTAGAGATTTGGATTGTGTATTCGATTCCACTGGCACTCATGTGACGATTAAGTGTATAGATACAGTTGGAGATTTAAGATTCCAACCACCTTACACTCATTCAGATTTATCGGAATACAGTTTATCCAACTTTTTGGATAATGGTTGTAACAATGACATAGGCGTAATCATAGAAATATTTCAGTAATGGCTAAACAAGTAATAAGTAATAAAGTTTACGAGTCACTACAGGTCCCGACAGAACAAAGTCGAAATACTACTGGAAAGATACTTTACGCTAACAGGTTTAGTGGAGTAGCTCAAGTAGCTATGCCAAGTGATTTAAAGTCTCTGATAGATAGTGACTTAGGGTTAATAGGGAATAACATCTTGGTTCAATTAGAACAAAAGATGAAAGGGTATGCAAATGGTCCTTGGTATATTGATTCTAGGGATGGTGTAATATACATACACAATCGTAAGTTTACTCAAGAACCCGAATATACTTACATATACCAACAAGAAAATGGTGAGGTACTTAGAGTATCTTTCACTATGCAAAAGATAACTAAAAGGGTAAAAGCTCAATTAACTCAAACAATAGACCCAGAAGATAAGGGTTTAGTTGTAGGTTCTACGGATACTACAGAACCTGAAAGAGAGAAAGAAGAAATATCTTTATTCAAACCCCTTAAATCTCCCCAAGATAATACCGAAGTAGTACCTTCATGGGATTATAGAACTGGACAGAATTTTGGGTTGGGACATCCTCATCCCATTACTGTATCTCCAGAAATAATAGCTAGTCATAAACAGTATGAAGCTAAAGTAAAAAAATCTAGTTCTGCAATAAAAGAGTACGGTTCTCGGAAACCTTACGTTGCATATAATGCAGGTAAACAAGAAGCATTGGATAATTTAAGTACTGAACAATATCGTGAGGCAATTAATACTGCTGTAAATAATCTACCGAACGATAAGAAAAGGGTTATCCAGGAAATCTTAAAGAACTCAAAGAACGGTAAAGAGTTAGAAAGTAATCTTAGGCAATTACTAGAAAACGAAAGATACTTATTTACTGGAGAATACAAAATGGAATACCTTGCAGAAGAATGGGTAGACCCAAGAGAATATGACCCAGAAGGTATGACACCTCTTTATATGATTGATCTTAGAGATACTCAGGGTAATAAATATAGGATTGCTTCAGCTAATGAGCAATCTCAGAGAGGTATATCTGCTTTAGAAAAAGACCCATGTATTATGGTATACCCAGATACCTATGAATTAAAATACTCTGGTGATGGAGTTACTACTCCTACGATGACTAGAAAGGTTAAAGCCAGGGTTAAGATACGAAGAATGAAGAAGGTACCTTTCTTAGTACCCATTTATAAATTGTATCATAATCTTTTTGGCCGATATGGTGGAGCAGATAAGGTTACTTGGGCAATGAATGCTAATGCTAATGGTGGCCTTAAGATATCCGAAAGAAAATTAGTATGTCAGATGACTGTAGTCGGTAGACCTTCATTACAATCTTCTCAAGTAATATACTTGGATAATGTTGGAAAAAGGTGGTCAGGTTTTTGGTATATTAAATCGGTACAACATTCCATGGACGCTGGTCAGGGTTATCTCTGTACTCTTGATTTGATTAAGAACAATGCAAGAGATGGACAAACTACATCTATGACTCAACTTAGTACTCAGGATATTGTAAGTAATGATGCTAAGGATTCTGCTAAAACTGATTTTGGTAAGAACAAAAAGAATACTGCTAATGCTTCTGATATTGTACATGATTTTACCTATAATGAAGTAGTATACTTTGTAGAAAGGTTCATGGATGATAAGGGCAGAATTATTGATAAGAAAGGTGCAGGAGAGTTCTTACAGAATAAGTTCTATTATGACGAGATAAATGCTAAAGACCCAAAAGCTCTTGCTGCAGGTACCGTTCGTACAGAAGGCACAGTAGTAACTTCCAACGGTACTGCACTCTATGGTAAAACTAATGTCATAAAGGCAGACCAATCAAAGGTTACTCCTTCTATGAAAGAAAGGTATAACTTCGATGAGTTTAATTGGGCAATGAAAGCTTATGAACGATATAAATCCAACAAGAAATAATGTACTCAACAGCTAGATTACTAACAGAAGAGGGTATCGAAGGTTTAGGTAGATACTACTCTATCTACCGTGGCATAGTGGTAGATAATAATGATACGGAGAAACATATGAACCGTATTAAAGTATGCTGTCCTGAAGTCATGGGTGGAATCATTACATGGGCTTTTCCTAAAGGCCAACATGGTTCTATCAATAACGGATTCAAGTACTTAGCTCCTAAAGTTGGAGATATAGTATTTGTTACATTCGAATTTGGAGACCCAACTAAACCTCTATGGGAATATCATGGTTGGGGATTACAACAAGTACCAGACCCCTTGGATGGTCCCAATAAAATGGGAATCATTACTCCAGAGGGAAATGTAATGGTACTAGATGATGACAATGGGAAGCTTACGGTTTATATAAATGGAGATGTAGGCATTGCTGCTAAAGGAAATATTTCTATTCAAGCACAAGGAGATGTAAGTGTAGGTTCTGGTGATACAGTAATCTTAAATAAGGGAGAGAATCAAGGAGTAGTTAATATCAAAGAACTAACCGAGAAACTCAATAATACCATTAAAGAACTGGAAACTCTAAGAACTTTATTCAATTCTCACGTACACTCGGGTGTAACTACTGGACCCGGTTCTTCAGGTCCTACCGTAACTCAAGCAAGTCAACCGTTCTCTACTTTCAAACAAGAAGATTATGAGGACATTAAATGTATACACTAATGGATAACTATCTTACTAACATTGTTGGAAAGGGTATGATATTCCCCATTCAACTTACAAGAAACGAAAATGGTGAAACAGGTTGGTATCCTGTTAATGGTGATATGGCTTTGGTAAGAAATAATATAAGCTCTATAATGTATTATTTAATAGGACAACGATTTCGACAGGAAAACTTTGGGAATCGCCTATGGGAATGTATAGAAGAGCCAAATACACAAGCCCTAAGTTTTATTATTAAAGAGTTTATTAAAAGCTCAATTGGTGCATGGGAACAAAGGATTACCTTTAAGGGTATCACCGTTTCTAGACAAGGTGCTAAAATAAACATAGAAGTTCATTATGTAGTTAATGAAACTTCTACTAGTCAGTACCTGTACCTGACCTACGATAAAAATGAAAATTCATTAAACTCTTATTAATATGGGAATCACTAATAAATGGCTCAACCCTTATCAGAGGTCTTACCAACAGATTAAGGCCAAGCTGATAGAATCACTTACGAATATCAAAGACAAAGATGGCAATGTACTCGTAACTGATTACTCGGAAGGAAATATATTAATCATTATCCTTTCATTGTTTGCGGCAATTGCCGAAGTTCTTCACTACTACATTGATAATATGGCAAGGGAATCATTCTTGCCTACTGCTCGTAAATACAGTTCAGTAGTTAAGCATGGTGCTTTGGTAGATTATCATGCAAGAGGTGCTATTGCAGCATCAGTAGATTTGGTAGTATCCAGGGATGTATCTGGAGATTCTATTGGTGCTAAATTAACTATACCTTCTGGAACTTTATTTACAGATTCTAATGGTAACAAATGGTTATCTTCTAGGGATGTAACTTGGTATGCTAATGTAACTACTTGTAAAGTTCCAGTTGTACAACATGAATTATATACAGAAAGCCAGATAAATGGAATGGTTATACCTTCAGATGAAAGGGTAACTATTACCCTGGGTACATTACCTAATGGTAAGTACTACGAACATGGAACTATGAGTATGAAGATTGGTGGAGAATCTTGGGTATTGGTAAACACCTTTGCTTATTCAAAACCAACCGATAAACATTTCATGGTTACTATGGATGAAGCTTTAAATCCATATATCTTATTTGGTGATGGTAAATATGGACAGAAGCCTGCAGCTAATGCCAAGATATCTGAGGTTAAGTTCTACCTTACTACGGGTATCAATGGTAATGTAAAATCTGGTATGATTACTTCTGTACCTTCAGTTATATCTTCATCAGTAACAGATGCTACTGTATCTAATACTTATGCTGCAGGTGGAGGTTCATCCTATGAGAATTTTAGTATGCTCAAGGAACACATACCTTTGAGTGTAAAGACTATGGGAGTAGCTATTACCAAACAGGACTTCATAGACTTAGCTAAACTGGTTGATGGGGTTAGTAAGGCAAAGGCAGAATACGAATGTGGTAGAAAACTAATCGTTTATATATCTCCTGATAATGGTGCTACTGCTGACTCTAACCTTATTCAAAAAGTATATGATGTATTACATCAGAACTCACCACTTACTACTTGGTTAACCGTTAAGTCTGCAGGTAAAGTAAATATTATCTTGGATGTAGAAGTTACTGGGAAGAAGTCTTATAAAACTTCAGAAATACAATCACAGATTCTTAGTGCATTATTTCTGTCTCTTATACACATCTCCGAGCCCACGAGACACTGAGCGATCTCGT